GGTAACTGCTTCCATCTCACTACTCACTTTCATCGAGGTACTGTGCTTCGCTCGATGACTAAATACTAATGACCGTCAAACGGTCATGTCAAGTATCTTGTCAAACCCCAGTAATCACTTGGCGTTGAGACGCTCGTTTCGGCGTATCTGTAGTCCACCAAACGTTTCATCGCCCTGACGCTTCTTGAGGTGTTTGATGTTGTTGACAACGATCCCGATACGAGTCGTCGGTAGTGTCGCCGCCAAGATGTCTGAGTCCTCTTGATCTGTGTAACCAGCCTCGAGCAACGACTCAAGTGATGGAAACACATCGGCGTGACGATCACGATCACGGTCGATGAGATGATCCTGTTTGCCACCCATAGAAAAGATGATCACGAAGTTGTCGGGTCGGTGATGACGCTTTACCATCTCGACCTCTTTGGTGTAGGCGTAGAACGTCACGTCGGGTGTCGACGTTGCGATGCGTACCCACGCGAGGTAGTAGGCCTCTGAGTAGAAGTCACCCGAGTCGTGGATCCTCACGTACTTGCCACCTCGGTATCGACGTGCTGTGAGTTCGGTGGTCATCGTCGACTCCCAAGCGAGCAGATCGTCGAGGGTCATCTTGAGGTTGCGTACGTGGGCGGCCTTGACGTTTGAGAAGTTGTACGTGCCAGATCGGGCGTAACACAGGTTGGCGCACACACCAGCGTTAGGACACACGACGACGTTGTGGCCGTCGACCCGAGCGTTGAGAGCGGGTAGTGACCACGTAAAGATCCCGTCTTTGGCTAACTCACGGTTGCCGTTGGTCAGTAGGTACTTCATCAGTCGTACTCGGGTGTGAGGTCGGTGGCACCACATCGACCACAACGATCTTTGATCAGTGCCACGAAGCCGCACTCACATCGGTACCCTCGGGCACTACGAAAGTTGGTACCGGCAACGGCGAAGTCACCAGTCTTGACGAGTTGCTTGGCACCGGGACCATCGACGTGGAACGTGCCATCTTTGGATCGGTTGATGATCCGATCACCGACCTCGAGTTGTTTGAGACCTCGGTCTGATCCGACGAGTCGCATGTGTTCACCCTTTCATGTAATGACAAAGGGTGGTCTCACGGTCAGGGGGAGAAACCGTGAGACCACCCATGCCTCGCTACATAGTAGCGACTGGTGTCGTCTTATTACGAGACGATGTTGGTGATGGCACCTGACCATGCTGGCGCACGGAACGCGAGGGTGCCGTACTGGAAGGTGCTTGAGTCCCAACTCAACTGAACCTGTGGCCACTCGAGGATCGTGAGGTCCTGTACGTTGACGGCCTGAACAGTCTCAGACACACCCGAGTCAGGGAAGGGCAACGTCTTTGAGTGGACGAGAGCCACACCTGCTGGCATGTAAGGGTGAGGGACAACGTCGACCATCTTGCCGGTGGACTCGTTCTGCACCGCAGTGACAACGGAACCGATCGTGATGCCATCGGCACCAGTCTGGTAGTTGAGACGGTAACCAGTGTTGGCACCTGACTGCTGTTGCTGGATCGCGGCGGCCAGTGACTTACGGATCGACGCGGTGGTCAAGATGTAGTCAGGGTCTGCGATGACTGAGGTGTAGAGACTGTAGAACAGGCTCTGGAACTCGTCACCCGGGATCGAGGTCGACAACGAACCGTTGAGCGACTTGGTGTAACCCGCGTTGGCACCAGTGAAGGTCGAGACGAAACCGTCGTAACCCTGTGAGTTACCCGAGCCGTTGTCGGCACTGGTTGACACAGCGTTGTAAACGGCTGACGTGATCGAGGTGAAGGTCGTGGGTGACGTACCGTCGACACGAACGGTCGTGCCCTTGTAGTAGGCACCGCCCGAGACGACGTACACGTTGGTGGCGATGGCGCGAGTTGGAACCGTACCCGTGATCGTCAAGGTCAGACCCTGACCAGCAGTCAACGTCGGGGTCGAGGACACCGAGATGCCCTGAGACTCACCGGCAGGTGACGAGAAGGTCACGATGATGCCCGACGTAGCACCTGCTGGCAGACCCGATCCAGTGATCGAGGCGGCGGCGGCACTGGCCGACAGACCCGTGATGGGCAAGACCGATGCCGAGCCGTTGAGCATGTTGCGCTCTTCGCCCAGCATGTGAGCCCAGATCAAGGCAGTGTGTGAAAGTTGGCGCAGGTCCGTGTACCCTTGGCCCGCGAACTGGGCGGTCAGGTCGACTTGGTCGGACACACCCTGATTCACGTGGCTCAACACGATCTTGTCTGCGGCGTACGAGATCTTCTTTGGGCGGTTGAGGGTAACGGCACCAAAGGTGTCCTGTACCGACGTACCGCTAAAGAAGGTCGACATGTTGGCAACGCCACCAGTGTTGGAGTTGGTCACACCGAGGATCCGACGGAACTCGTATGCCTGACCAATGCCACCGATACGCGACGTTGAGTTGCGCAAGATGAACGAGCGAGGTACGAGCATCGCGAGTGCGGGTTCGAGGTCGTAGGGAACGAGACCAGTGACACCGGAAGAACTGTTGTTCAACGGATTAGTCAACGTCCACTCAGAACCAGCCTTGCTGATGTCCTGTACGCGGTCGAGGGCGGTGGCGATGTCGGCAACCTGCTCAGGGCTCATGCCCTTAGTGACCAGATCCTTGACTTCACCGATGCGGTCGGCAACGGTCGTGTTCTTGACTACCTGACTGCCGTTCCAGATCACACCACCGGACTGGGTGCGCTTGTGGCAAAGGCTGAGTGCTGACTTGTACGCCTCGAAACGGTCGAGACGCTGTTCGGCGGGCAGACCACCAAACAGTTCGTCAATGGCGGGGGCTGTGAGAGCCATGTTGTTATCTTTCTGTGAGGGTTGGTTGGTTAGTTACGGAGTATGGCTTTGGCGTCGGCCTCGAGAGCGAGAGCCTTGTCCAAGTAACCAGACTTCATGGTGGGGTCGTACACAGACTCTGCGAGTCGGCGGAACCGACCTGCCTCTGACTGTAAACGTTCGGCGTCGGCGGCTTTGTTCGCCTGACCGTTGGTTGCTCGAAGGGCGGGACCTCCGGGCGTTGCCATCTCCCTCACTTCGTTGAGTGCGGCCTTTAGGAGAGCGATCTCCTCTGTTGCCTTGCTCAACTCTGCCTTTGTGGTGATGACTTCTTCAAGGCCGAGAGCCTTGACGATCTCTGTACGCAACTCACCCTTGACCTCGTCGGTCGCGTCGGGTGCTGATGCGCTCTTGATCAGGTCGGCAGATACGCCGAGTCCGATGTAACTCATGGTGTCGTCTCCTAAGTTGTCAACGCTGTTTGCGAAGGGTGGTGTGGTCTCGTTGGTCGACTCGTTGGCCTCGTCGTTCCACCAGCACAAGAACGTACACAGTGCCGACAACAACTCGGCCACGTCGTCGGTCTCGTTCTCGTTGCCCGTTGCCATCTCGTCGAGTTCCTGCTTGATCAAGTTGATCAGTGACTGACGTACGGCGTTGAGGTCTGCTGGGTCGTGAGCCATCTTGGTGAGGTCACCCGAGATCGTCTTGAGCAGGTCTGAGGTGATGGCCTTGTCACCGATCCGAGTGCGCGTGTAGGGCATGTCGGCATCGGTGTGGGCTTCACCCTCGGCGGGGAACTTGCCCGATCCACCACAGTAAGAACACGACTGGTTGTCGTCGACGGTGACACCGAGACCGTTACACTTCGGGCACACCTCTGACGACGGGTACGCCTCGTCGCTGTCGTTTGGCAGAGCATGTACGTCGATGACGTTCATCTGAGGAATGATCGCGGCGACCTCGGCGTGACCCTGCTGGGTGTCGGGGATCAGTGGTTGTAGGTCGATACCGCCGACGCCCTTGACGATCTCGAGGTCACCACCGTCAACCGACTTGGCGATCTCGACGGTGGCCGTAGGGTTTGCTGGACGGTCGACCAGTGAGACTTCTACGATCTGACCCGAGACGATCCGACCGTTTGGGGCGTCGTCAGACTTGACGATACGGGCACCCTTGATACCGATCGAGTAGCCCTTGAGGACACCCTTTTCGATCTTCTTCTTGGTGTTGTCGTCGACGACCTCAGACTTGAGGAACCAGTCGTCACCAGTGGCCGACAACTCGAGACCAACACCTGCGGCGATCGACTGGTGCATCTCTCGTACGTTGGCACCAGTGGCCATCCACTGAGGCATGGCAGTCTTGAGCCACTCGGGGTCACAGATCTGCTGGTCGAGGTCGAGGTCGGGTCCTGTGGCCTTGCCGTAGACGATCAACGATCCATCGGGTGCGCTCTTGTAGGTCAAGTCGCCGAAGCCGACGTACGTGATGTCACTCATGTTGATCTCCTGTGTTCTTAGTTTGAGATTACTGCCGCGACCGTACAACGGCAACTCGGGTGTTGTGGTGGTACTGGGTCACCGATCGGGTGGTTGCCCTCAAGTGTGGCACACTCGGCGCATGCCGTGTCGTATGCGATCCACTCAAACTCGGTGAGACCAGTTGCGGCGTACTGATCGACCGACGCTTGACAGTACGCTCGGTTGGTCTCGGTGACTGCCACGACGTAAGCACTCGAGGGATCACTGACCATCGAGGCGATGTTACGAGCGATCGTCTTTGCGGGCAGACCCTGTGAGACACCAGCACCGATGATGTTGCCGACCCGTGTGATCCGAGTGTCACCGATGCCCGCGATGGTGATCCCCAGTTGGTCGAGGGTCGCCTGTAGACCACCACCCGACAACAAGTCTGCGGCGACTGGTGATCCCGGTGACCATGTCGACCAGTCGATCGTGGCCGCCGCCTCTGCCAGTGGGTACGAGAGCGATGCGTTGTTGCCCATGTCTTTGACCGCCATCGCTGTGCCGACGTAGCCCGCCTCACGATAGACGTTGGTCAACACCTTTCTCAGTGGTGTCGCGTCCCACTTGACGATGCTCTTGACGAGGGTCAAGGGATCGGTGGCCGCTTTCTGACCCATCATCGTCATCACCTGACTGATGGCCTCGTCGACACCTGAGATCGACTGACTCATGGCGTCGATGATCTGGGTGAGGTAGTGATCCTCGATCTGCTTCTTGTGGGTCAGACCGACTTGGTCGTCGAGCGATCGCTTAGTAGTCAGACCAGCGATCGGTCGTGATAAAGGGTTATCGGTTATCTGCCCTTCGATGATCTCAGTGACCCACGTGGTCAAGATCTCGGGCATGGGGGCGACACCCTTGACGATGAAGTAAGCCCTCTCGTTGAGGATCTCGGCCACAGACTCGGTGACGGTTGAGAAGTCAAAGGGTCGCCAGTTACCACGCTTGTGACGCGACTTGACGAACCGAGCAAAGTCACGGATCTCGTCGGCCATGAGTGACTTGGCCTCGGTGGGCTCTACCTCAGTTTGCGTCGGCTTGACTTGAGGCTGGGTCGTCGACCCTTCTTGAGACCCTTCTTGTGGGTCGCCTTCGGTGAGTCGGCCACTACTGGTCCCACCATCCACTTGATCGCCATCGTCTGATCCCTTCGTGTTGTTTGCCATCGTCTGTCGTTGGTTGTCGAGTAGACCCGTCAAGAACTGGATCGTGTTACCGGCCAAGATCAACGGCTCGTCTGCTTCCTCGATGTCGTACAACGGCATGTTGAGTTCACCACGTACGTCGTTGATCGTCATCTGACCCGACTGTAGAGCGGTCTGGTAAGCGGTCGCCCGTTGTGCCATCTGGTTGACATCTGAGTCGTCGTCGTCAAACGAGAACGTGATGTTCTTGTCTGAGTTGAGAAACCGACGTGACAACGTGTTGATGGTCTCGATGAGAAACGCCTCAAGCGGCTTCTGTGACGTGGTTAGGGCGGCCTGTGCCTCACCCTGATGTTCACCCTTACCACCGAGACCCGAGCGGGGGATCACACCCATCGCTGACGGTGACACACCAAAGATCGTGGCGATACGCAAGATGATGTATTCGTCGTATTCGTTCTTGTATTGGCTCTCGATCGCTGGGGCAAACACGGGCTTGAACCCTCGGGGCAACACCTTCATGCGGTGACGCTCAACCGTCGACCCGACGAGACGATCGTTGAACACTCGCTCAAAGGCGGCGAGGTGGGTTGGATCCATCTCCTCTGAGT